GTCCAACGACTGGAACGGCATCCAGAACCTCGTGTCTAACGACGATGTTGGCAGCGGCGGGATTCCGTTCGCTACCAACGCTTGGTGGGCTGCTACGGAAACAAACCTGGCAGGCGCTTTGACGCTCGCCTCTATGGGCACCCTGTACAACGACGTGTCTGTCGGCAACGACCAGCCAACCATCCTGATGACTACCCAAGCAGGGTACGAAGCTTATGAGGCACTGCTCACCAGCAACGTGCGTTACACCGACACGGATGTAGCAAACGCTGGTTTCCAGAACCTCATGTTCAAGGGCGCACCCGTTGTCTTCGATGACGACTGCCCTGCTGGCGGGATGTACATGCTGAACACGAAGTACCTACAGCTTGTCGGTCACTCCGATGTGTGGTTCAAGCCAACCCCGTTTGTGCGGCCAACCAATCAGGACGCTGTGTTCTCGCAGATCCTGTGCTACGGCCAGCTTACCGTCAGCAACCGTTCCCGCCAGGGTCGTTTGCACGGTATCACTAACGCCTAGAGCGTAGACTGAGGGGGGAACGACCACTCGGGTCGTTCCCTCTGACAGTCAGTGAGGACTTATGGGAAGAACACTAGCGGTTGGTTACGGAGCGAATGCGGTGCCCTTGGGCACACACCATCCGCGTGTTGAAGCCGATATTCAAGTCCCACAGTATGTAAATGGGCGCAACGTGCAAGAAGTTGTTTCGTGCGCTGCCGAGACAAAGCCAGAACTTTGTTCTGCGACAAAGAAGAACGGTGAGCCGTGCCAAGGACGCCCCTTGGAAAGTTTAACCGTATGCGTATTCCATAGAGAAGCTGGGTAATCCATGAGTGCCATGACTTTGGGCCAAATCCGCACACAAGTCCAAGGCATGTTGGATATCGCTCCTGGCGATATTCCCGTTTCCGTTCTTGACACTTTCATCGCTCAAGGGTTTGATGCGATTGTTTATAGCGAGAAGCGTTGGCCTTTCTATGAGGTTTCTACAACGTTTTCGACGGTTGCTGACCAGTCGGATTACACGTTGTCTACTGCGGGTGCAGGTGTATCGAACGGTATGCGAGAGATATTCTCGCTGCGAACCGACCGCCAAATATGTAGCTACGTTGGTCGCGATTTAGCTGATGCCAACCATCCGTTGAATGCTCCTGCGACTGGTTCTCCAACGCATTGGTCGTATTGGGATGACACGGTACGGTTCTACCCCACTCCTGGCGGTGTGGAAACGATTTACATGCGGGGTATCCGTAACCCGACGGAGTTTCCTTCGGCGGTGGATGGTACTGGCGACCCGAACTTGTACCCCGATTTGCCTGATCCGTTTCAGCCGTTGTTGGCTGTGTATGCGGCTTCGAAGGCGTATTTGCAGCAGGAAGATCCGCAGATGGCGGCACAGTACAGCGGCCAGTTCGTTATGGAACTAGATAACATAGCGCGACGGTATGCGGATAGCCCTGCTCCTCAGCCGATGATACTGAACCGTAGGTCTTACGGCATCGGGCTTAATCCGAGGTACGAGAACGCTAACGGCGTGATCTTCTAAGGGCTGCTATGGCAGGTGACGGATATAGCCTAACTACGCTGGATGATTTCCGTGGCGGTCTAAATTATCGACTCGACGCGTTCGATGTTGAGTTGAATGAATCTCCTGATTTGTTGAACGTGTCGGTTGATCCTCGTGGCGGTATTTCTCTCCGAGATGGTGTTGTGACTGCTGCTCGGACGGCTTTGGCTAGCAACGTTAAGGGGATCTGGAGTTACTACAACGACGACGGGACTTCTGAGGTTCTTGTCAATTATGGCACGTCTGTAGCGGTTTTGAATGGCGTCGACTTTGACCCGTTGCCGTTCGCTGGGAACATTACAAACCGCACTGATGGTTCCCGTGTGTACGGCACAACGATCAACAATGTCGCTTACGGTGTGTCAGGGGATCAGGTTTCGTTCTACTACAACGGTACTGCTGGGACGGATCTGGGAACGACTTTGGATGGGACTCCTGGGAACTTTCCTATTGCCCAGTATGTGACTCATTGGAACAACTTTGCGTGGGTTGGTAACACGAAAGAAGGCGCAACCTATGAGAAGAACCGTGTCAGGTTCTCTCATGCCAATTTGCCGACGCAGTGGAGCGACTTAGATTATATTGATGTGGGCAAGGGTGAGGGCGGCGACTACATCACTGGGGTTGTCGGCCACAATGACCGTTTGATGATATTCAAATCAAACTCGACGTATGCTGTGTTCGGGTTTGATGGGGATTCTTTCCAAATGGTTACTGTGTCGGAGAGGGTTGGGTCTACTCCGCTGTCTAGTCCTGTGTCTACTCCTCATGGCGTGTTCTTTTGGCACGCCCGTGAAGGCGTGTACTTGTATGACGGATCTAATATGCATTGGCTGTTTGAGAAGCTCAAACCAGCCATTGATGATGGCCGTGTAGCGTTTGGTGTTGCTCCTCAGTTGACGTGGGGTAACAACAAGCTGTATGTGTCGTTTCAGTACAACAATCCTGATACGAACGCTCTTGAGCAGCGGGTGTTTGTGTATGACCCGACGCTGAACTCTTGGGTGTTGTGGGATGTTGAGGTTGAGGCTTTGTGGACTCATACCCCGACCGATGATACGGATTCGGTGTATGGGGCGTGTGTGACGAATACGGGCACGGTCGTGAAGATTGATTCTGCTTCTTACCCTGCTGACCGTTATAGCTACACGGGCGGCAATTATGTTTCGACAAACATTGCTGCTTATTTGCAGTCTGCTTGGATTAAGACTAGGAATCCGATTGTTCGGAAGCGGTGGGGGCAGATCCGTCTGATTCTGTCAGCGGAGCAAACTGTTGATCTTGGTGTCGAAGTGTTCCACGATTACAACACGTCGGAAGCGGTTAGGGAGTACACGACCCGTGTTGTGAGTCGTGAGGGGAACTCTTCGATCTGGGCTGCGGTGGCGGGTACTGCTACGCCTACTTGGCAGAGCGATGACGGGTTGACGGGCGACGGCGAGTGGTCGGCGTCGGGTGGTTCGTCTGCTGTCGATATTAAGAAGTTGGGGACTGGCGGGACGGCTTCGGCTATTTGTGTGAAGGTTGTTGGCCCTACGGTTCAGAATGCTGTTTGGGAAGTAAACGGGATCGCGTTCCCGTATAAGTCACGAAGGATGCGATAATGGCTAGTTTGCCGAGGACTACGTTTGCTGCTGGCAATTCGATTGTTGCCAGCGAGATGAACACCAATTTCAACAACGTTGAGAACCTTATTAACGATGTTCTCGATGGGACTGAATCTCATTCGAACTTTACGTCGTCGGGTACGGCGTCGTTGGCGGTTGTGACGACGACGGGGTTGGCTACGTTTGGTGGGGCTGCGATCTTTAATAGTACGGTGACGGCTGGCACGTTTACTGGTGCTTTGACTGGCAACGTGACTGGCAACGTGACTGGCAACGTGACTGGCAACGTGACTGGCGACGTGACTGGAGATGTGACTGGAGATGTGACTGGCAACGTGACTGGAGATGTGACTGGCGCTTTGACTGGCAACGCTGCGACGGCCACTCAGCTATTTACTGCCCGTGCCATCAATGGGGTTGACTTTGATGGTACTGCTCCCATTACTGTTACTGCGGATGCTGACACGCTGAGTGGTACAGAACTGAAGTCTACGGTGGTTACGTCATCGTTGACCTCAGTCGGCACGTTGTCATCGCTATCGGTCGGCAACGTGACCTCAACTGGTTATGTTCAAGCGAAGGCAGGATCTCTTTCCGATGTCGGTTACCGAATCGGCGGGGATAACAACACTGGATTCTACGGTACGGCTGGCGCTGTCAATATCGCTGCGAACGGGGCGCGTACTTGGCAGATGACATCGGGTACCCAATATTGCTACAAGGTTTTGTGGCTGGATGACGCTAACTCTGGCGATACGGTCATTAACCAGTCTCTGGTAATTGACGATCCATCTGCGAATCCTACTTCGGGTATCGGGTTCTATTATCCTGGCGCATCCGTGGGTGGCATTGTGCTGCGCCCTTCTTCGACCGTGGCCGACAAATTGGTGGTCTTTGGTCAGTCGGGTGCAGCTTCAAGCCGAAGGGATTTAGACGTACGCACTCTCTTCTACACTACCCTCACATCAAATTCGGACATGACGTTGAAGGTCAGCGACGGGGCTTCGTTGGGGCTGTCGTTCTTGAATCGTCTGAGTCCGTTCCGTGGGCGATGGACAGCAGAACATCGAACCAGTCCTGACGGGAACGAACGGATGGTTGATGAACAACATTTCTGGGTATCTGCCCAGGATGTTGAATCTGCGTTGGTAGACGAGGGGTATGCGACCCCTGATGATCTTGCTATGACGGGTGTTGACGAGGGCAAGATGACTTTGGATTATATGGAGTTTGTTCCTATTCTTATTGAATCTGTGAAGGAACTCACGGCTCGTTTAGAGGCGCTAGAGACGGTCTGACCGATGCGCGAATGGGCGGCAATCTTCGGCGGGTCAGGAGCGGCTTTGATTACAGGCATATTTGCTGTATTGATGAATCGGTTTCGTAAAGAGAACACGAGACAGCACGACGAAACTAACGAGTTGCGTGCCGTTGGGCACGCAGCAAATCTGAACAAGATGGAAGATATCGCAGATCGGATCACTGAGGTTCGTGACGATGTGAAAGAAGTTCGCACCTGGCAGGTCGATCATTTGGAATGGCACGCAGATCAGAAGAAGAAGTAGATGAGTACCCCGAACTTTCAGATCAATAAGAACCTAGAGCCGAAGGTAGAACTTTCGTACAGCGGCGGGTTGACTTATCTGGGGACGTACTCGGCAGCGACTGCTTATGTCGCTGGCGATGTTGTCACTGATGGTTCTGGGGATTCGTATGTTGCCCGTCAGGGCACGACGGGCAACGCTCCTGGCAATAATGCTTACTGGCAGACGCTGGCTGATAAGGGTGCGAGCGGGGCGCAGGGAGCTAACGGTCCTGCTGGCACTAACGGTACCAACGGTACTAACGGTACCAACGGTACCGATGGAACGGCAGCGACTGTTGCTGTCGGTACTACGTCTTCTGTTCCTAACGCTGGTACTGCTTCTGTAGCCAATTCGGGAACGTCGTCTGCGGCGACGTTGGATTTCGTCCTAAGGGATGGTCCCCAGGGAACGGCTGGTACTGATGGTACTGATGGTACTGACGGTACTGACGGTACTGATGGTACTGATGGTACTGACGGGACCGATGCTACTCTGGCGGTTGGGACTGTTTCATCTGTTTCTAACGCTGGAACAGCAACTATCACAAACAGCGGCACTACTAGCGCGGCCGTGTTCGATTTTGTTCTCAGAGACGGTCCTCAGGGAACTGCTGGAACCAACGGGTCCAATGGCGCTGCTGCCACCATTGCAGTAGGCACCACCAGTTCTGTCTCCAACGCAGGGACAGCGTCGATTACGAATAGCGGCACATCCGCAGCCGCTACGTTCGATTTCATACTGCGTGACGGGCCTTCGGGCACTAACGGCACTAACGGCACTAACGGCAGTGCGGCTACTATCGCTGTCGGAACCGTTGGTTCGGTTTCGAACGCTGGTACAGCTAGCATCGTTAACAGCGGAACTTCGGCTGCGGCCACGTTTGACTTTGTGCTGCGTGATGGCCCTCAAGGCATCCAAGGTATCCAAGGTATCCAGGGTGATACGGGTGCTGCGGGTGCAGATGGTGTCATCGACACCATCACGGCTGGCACGAACTTGAATGGTGGCGGTTCTGCCGCCACCGTGACGTTGAACCTTGATAACGACATTGCGTTGACTTCGTTGACGACGACTGGCGATGCGACGTTTGACACGAGCACGTTGCATGTTGATTCGACCAACAATCGTGTCGGCATCGGCACCACGTCACCTGGCAAGAAGCTAGACGTAGCAGA